TGCTCAGTCTCCCTCGCCTTGGCGTTTAGCGCGGCGATCTCGACTTGCTGGCGCGTGTACTCGTCATGCTCACCCTTGAAGTATCCACCGCCAAATGATGACAGCACCGCCATGACGATGCCGAGAATCACCCAAGGGTTAAACAGACTCATGGTGCTGGTGGCTCATTGTCGTTGGCTTCTGCCTTGGCGCTTGCATTGGCAATCGCCTTGACGCCAGAGCGTCCAGCTACACCGCCAAGCACACCAGTGATGAAGACCATGATGGTGCTGATCTGCTGGGTGTACACCTTATCGATGGCCGCCATGCTGCCATTCATTGGCTGCTGGACAAACGAAACTGAGTACAGAAACATACCCATGGATGCCAGCAGGATGGTCACCAAGACCACGATAACGAATGCCCATACTCTGACTTCAATCTCGTCAGCATTGAGGCGATTATTTGGTTTGTATCCAACTGTTGGCATTACTTCTTCTCCTCTGGTTTAACTAGCAACTCAGGACAAGTCCCAGCGGCAGTGCAAATTGGTGGCTTGCATTCTGTCTTTCCCCAATTGTTTGGGTCTTGGCACTCATATCTGTAGCGATCATCGCAGCCAGTCAGAACCACCAGCAAGACCGACAGAATCCAAATCTCATACACATTCATTTGTCTTTATCCTTTCGCTGTTGCTGCTCAATCTGCCGTCTGAGTTTCTCTAGCTTTTCCAATTGCACCTTGGTGTCGTGCTTGGCCTCCAAGACATCGATATAAAGCATACCAAGCATGGGCAACAACAATGCGACAAGAACAACGGCTGCTACCCATCCCACGATTTCTTCCCCAATTGGCCTACGAACAGAAACCACATCCACAGGTATAGGAGGAATATAGTAGTCGCTACTAGGTACGCTAGCTTTAGCTGGAAGCTTCTTTCCTCTTCCTTGCGTTGCCATAACTCCTGCCTGTTTTTTGCTTCCTGTTTTAGCCTTGCTTTTTCCTGATCCTCTTGAATCACCTCTCGCATCTCGTAGGTCTGTGAGTACAAATCAGCAAGTCCTGGGGTTTGGTACACCATGATCTCCCTGATTGTTTTGGAAAGCTCTTCCATCTGCTGCCTACACATTACGCGATTCATTGCGCTTTCCATCATCTGTGCGTTGCTGACGCTTGGGTCGTAGACTTTGGCTTTCTCCTCCTCAGTTCTCAAATACTCAGTAAGCTGATCCTGCAAAGCCCAAAAATTACTGAGCTGCTTGACGATGTCGGCTAGCGCCTGTGTTTCGTTGTAGGCAACATACTTCTCTTTTTTCTTGGTCGCAGGCTTGGCGCTTGCGACTGGCTCTGACCCAAACAATTTTTGAAACCAAGATCTAGCAGCCTTGGCATCCCCAACAACCTCTTCAACTGTGCTTTTGACTTCAAGAAAATTTGTCTTGGCATCACGATACATAGAGCAAAGCTCTGTGATACCAGCCACGCAGGCATTGGCTGCAAATAAGATGGAGATGGGGTCCACATCGTTACAGTCCCAACAGCTTCTTCACAAGGTCGGCGGCAACGCCAGGCCCAAACAGGATGGCGGCAATGACAATATAGAGCTGAATCTCAATCTTCTGCATCCTGCCCTTGCCACTCTCCAGCTTGTCTTCGATGGATTTATACCGCTGTTCGCAAATTGCCTGGTGGACGGCGAATTCCTTTTCTATTGACTCGCTCATGATTCATCTGCTGGCAATGGTGTGTTGCCCTCTGCAAGCCACTTTAGGTACTCTTGGTAGTCTGTGTTGGCTGGGTCAAAGGGGATGCAAGCATTGTCAGATAATCTAACAACACTGCTAGATTCTGTCTCGCCAAGATTTGGTTTGTTTAGTTTGTACATTTATAACTCGATTGATGATATCCATGATGAAGAAAAAATGACTCCACCACCATTAGTAACTCCTACACTTGCTTTTGATGGAGTAAATCCTTGTGTTGTAACACTTGAACTAGACGTGCTAGCACCAGTTACAACTCCGTTGTAAGAAAAAGAAACAGTCATAGTTGGTGACGCACGTTTTACAACAGCAAAACATACTCGTGAAGCATATAAATCTTGCGAACTGGATACACCATAACCACTGTCACATGAACCAGACTCATAGTATCTCTGACACAAAGCCAACTCAGTCCCATAAGGCCTGTAATCAAAGCTAGTTGCTGTTGAGCCTTTTTCAAGCTGTACGCCTGTGATAAAGAAAGTTGCGCCGTTTGTTCCGACTACTGATGTTGCGCCTGTGGCTGAACGATATAAAGCACCCGCCCAAGCACCAGCAGTACCGCTACCGCTAGTACCAACACCCAAACCGAACATTACAATAATTCCAGTGGTGTTATTTGTTGCCCATGTGCCAGACGTATCACCCGCCACAGTTATTGAAATAGTTGTCCAAGTATTTGCAGATGAAATCGTATAAGTAAAAGGATAAGAACGATTTACAGCACCGTTAATTAACGAACCACCAAAAGTTCCTGTAAGGCTTGAATAAACACGAAACGATAAAGTTATAGTAGAAGCACTAGCTGTACCCCACGCTAAATCTGCTGTGTTAAAACCTTCAATACTTTGTTGAAAAGTAAAGTAATCACCAGCACCTAACGATGTTGCGGCAAGTGAAGTGAATTTCAAACTATTTGAAAATCCTGCGGGGGCGGTAGAAGATTGCTGAACAGAAAATTTAGATGCTTGTGACAAACCAACAGCCCATCTATCTATCGTATATGTTGGGTCGGCAGTAGGAGTAACACTCGCCCCCGCATTCCTTTGGTCAATCACCATTGCGGAATTTATGAGGCGGTTCTTGAAGCCAAAGGTGTTTGCTACAGAAATAAATCCTGTTGTTGATGGGGTAGCCGCACTGGTTGTTCCGACAAGCACTCGACCGCTGGAGTCAATTCTCATAGACTCAACACCACCTTCGGAGAAAGCAATAGTGTCAGCGGCAGGGAAGAAGATACCTGTATTTGTGTCGCCTGTTGTGGTGATGGCTGGCAATGAAACTGTTCCAGCTTGCACAGTTGTAACACCAGTAGCTGATAATGTAGTGAAAGCTCCAGTGCTTGCCGTTGTTGCACCTACAGACATATTGTTTATCGTGCCAACACCTGTTGAAGTCAACGCAAGCGTAGGTGTAGTGCTGGCAGTTAATGTGATTAAGTTTGTGTATGCTAGGCCATCTGTGTCATATGCGGCAAGGTTTAAAGTGTTAGTAGCTGTCTTTGCTGATTTAAGCTGAGTGCCAGTGACATAAGAAGCTGCTTGTGTGATGGTGTCAGTGTCAGCATCACCTATGGTTGTATTGCCGGTACTGCTAAGCGTAGTAAACGTACCGGCAAGAGGTGTTGTTGCCCCAATAGACATGTTGTTGATAGTACCAGCCGTGCCTGAACTGATAGTAATTGTGCCTGCGCCTGTGGTGGTGTATGACTGGGCGTTGCTAGTCGTGTTAAAGGTTACTGCACCTGTAGCAGACAACGTGGTGAATGCTCCTGTTGATGCCGTGGTTGCACCAACAGACATGTTATTGATTGTGCCAACACCAGTTGAAGTTAAAGCAAGCGTGGGTGTGTTACTGGCTGTCAGAGTTACCAAGTTTGTGTATGCAGTGCCATCTACGTCATATGCAGCAAGAGAAAGCGTGTTGGTTGCTGTCTTTGCTGACTTAAGCTGAGTGCCAGTAACATAAGAAGCTGCTTGTGTGATGGTGTCAGTGTCGGCATCGCCAAGGGTTACGTTTCCTGTAGCAGACAACGTGGTGAATGCGCCAGTGTCTGCTGTTGTTGCACCAATCGATGTTGCATTGATCGTGCTTGATGCACCAGTAACTGTCAGCGTACCAGCAACAGTCAATGTCTTACCCGAGCCGACATTAAGACCAACTGATGTGCCATTACCGGCAGCCGCAAAGACAGCGTCCACGCTGTCTAAGTCGGTATTGATCTTCGTTCCCCAGGTATCGGTTGACGCGCCTACCTCTGGCTTAGTCAGTAATAGGTTTGTAGTCGTGGAATCTGCCATGTTAAATCTCCTATGCGGCCTCTTGCCAAGTTACTGAATTGTCTGCTAAATCAGACCAACTTTCTGATGAGTCTAAAACTGGAGTCCAGCTCTCGGATGAGTCTGCAACTGGTGTCCAGCTCTCTGTCGTATCTGACTCAGGCGTCCAACTCTCAGATGTGTCGGGGATAGCACCCCAACCAAATCCAATCATTGTGCCAACAGCGCAAATTGACTCAACGCCAATTATCCCTATGGATATGACATTTGATGCAGTGCCAACAGCGCCAGTCCCCTCAACACCAGTAATGTCTTGGAACGATATAACCTCTGCGCCCATAGTGCCAACAGCACCAGTGGCAGCATTACCTGTAATTGCTTTGGTGCTTGTCAGTCCAACCGATCCAACCGAGCCAGTCGCAGAATTGCCATCTTCTGCAACTGCCCTGATCGCCGTGACGCTGCCAACTGCCAAGGTTGACGCATTTCCGGTGACGGCCTTGGTTGATGTCGCTAAAACCGATCCAACAGCACAGGTTGACGCATTGCCACTGATGGCAACAGTACGATTAACACCTACAGTGCCGACATTGCCGGTGGCAATATTGCCATTCTCTTGGATAGAGATGGTTTCTAATAAATTGCCAACAGCACCAGTCGCCTGATTGCCGCTGATAACGACATTGCCTATGCCATAGACGCCAAGGCCGTAATAGCCAGAACCATAAGCAGCCATGCCGCTGCCCCTTAATTAAGCCAGCCTGATCAGGCCAGTGCTTGCATCGTTTGTCGGCATGGTCAGCGTAAATGTTCCAGCAGTCACTGTCTGACTGCCAAAGGTATGGACGCTGACGGCCTTGTTTGACTGAGTCGAGTTGTAGATCAGGACCGCATCAAAGGCTGTAGACAAGGTCACTGAGCTGTAGGTGATGCTGGCGCTCGGTGTCACAAACGCTGTCGTTCCGCTGGTGCTAGGCGCAGTGCCAAATGTCACTGTCACACCGCCTGCGGTGTAGCCTGTGCCTGTCACCTCATTTGTGGAGCTGTAGGCTGTGGTGGACGCATTGACTGTGGCAGAGGCCAAGTACAGAGCAGCCTTGAAAGTGTCTGCTGTAGTGGCAGCGCGGATGACGCCAGTGCCAAAGTTATGGTGGCCGACAAGCAGCTCACCCTTGAAACTGGTACACATTGCTTGCGTGTTTGCCATAGTTTTATCCCTTAAATTTGTTGACTGATGCCGTCAGCAAAGACACTGCGCTTGAGCGCCATATGAACAGATCGATGCACCATCTCACCATCAAGCCAATACTCAACCCAACTGGTTGTCTCGGTATCGTTGTCCAATGAACCCTCACGCTTCTCAAGCAGTGAGTCATCCATCTCGCCTTTGGTGGTGTTAACTATCATCCAAATGTCCTTGCTCTTGCCAAGATCGCACCGCCCGATGTAGAACCACGATCATCTGCAATCTGCAACTGATCCAGTCCTGCTTGGTATAGCGATGACCATACAGTGATTCTCGCATCGTCTTGCAAGTATGGCGCAGCCTGTAAAAGCGATCCATACAAATACACATCAGGCGCTTGAGTCAGCAGCCAGTTGGTGGTATTGCTGTCTGATAACTTAGTCAACTTGGCGTAATAGACAAGCTCTGCGGTGTATGCGCCATCAGGAATTGGCAACAGTCTGAATTGGTTTCCCACCACGCTGAAATACAAAGGCTTGCCGCTGGATAAGTAAGTCGTATTGGACAACTGATCCATTGCATCAATGGTTTGGAATGTCAGGTTAGTAACTGGATTGGTATTCATCTTGATGGCTTTGACTTCCAAGAAGTCATCAGGCACAGTGCCGTATTCAGCAGCCGCCGCAAATGTTGCATTGGCACGCACAATCATTTGGCGTGTACGCAACTGGCGCTCAATCTGAGCCTCTGCCAAGCTGACAAAGTCTGAAATGGCAGTCGCCAAATCAGTGCGGTTGAGCCAGTCGCCAACCGAGGTCTTCAGCTCCGCATAAGTCGTGAGTGCCATCAGGTAACCTTTTCAGTTTCTTGGACTTCACGCATCACCCAAGTATGGTCATGCTTGAATTCAAACATCCCAATGTGGCCGATTTCCTTGCTCACATCGTGATCAATCCATATCTTAAAGCCTGCATCTCTGGCTTTCTTACAGAAGAAAACATCCTCGCCAATGTAGCCACGTTTGTCATTCCGCCATGGAGTCTCAAACCAAGGCTCTGACAAAGCCGCAAAGACATTGGCCTTGATCAGCATCACGCCCATGCCGACCGATCCAACTTCTTGCAGGCCAGTTGATTCGGGCATCGTATATACCAACTCACGCTCGCCATTCTCTTTGTAAATCTGCGCGGTGGGTCCTGTAGGCATACGTCTGCGAGCGCAGTTTGTCGCCACAATGTCCAAGTCATGTTGCAGCAAACGCTCAATCATGTCGTGTGGAAACCGCATATCTGAATCAATAAAAAGCACATGGGTGCATTTTTCACGCATCGCGTCTAGGCACAATTCAGCTCGCTGATTGGCGATAAGCGTCCCCTGCGATATTTTCAAGCTGATGGCATCATTGGTGTTCAATGTGTGGTTAGCCACCATGTTGACAAGATCATAGGTGAACATGGTATGGACCATGTCACGCGCTGGTGTGCATACTGCGATGTATTTCATAGTTATATGTGTTTCCAGAATAATCCTTGGCGTATTTGCCTGATTGTCACTTTTGAGCAATTAAACCTTGACGCAAGGATGTTGGTCTCTTCCTTGCTGTATTTTATTTCTTTTGCTTCGTCTTCTTTTAATTTAGACATTCCATGTTTTTCTCCATTGGCTTGTCTATTTTTTAAAACTTTGTCGTTCATATTTTCTCGTTGAGTTCCAAGAAATATATGGTCTGGATTGACGCATGATCTAACATCACAAGAGTGCAAAGCCATTAAACCATTCGGTATCTTTCCATACTTGGCTTCATAAGAAGCTCTATGGGCAGATATGGTTAATTCTTTACCAAGACAAGTTTTTCCATATCCTCCATGATTTAAAGACTTCATCCATATCCAGCAACCACTTTCTGGAATCTTCACAGATGATCTTTCAATCTTGTCTGACAGTGGAATTCTTGGTCTTGCCATTACACTTTTCCTGGCCTTACGCGAAAGAATCTGTTCTCATCTGAGTTAAGCCAACGCTTCATATATTCCTGATCATCCAGCTTGCCCT